GCCTCACTGGCCAATACATCACGGGCTTATTGAGTGTAACTGGCAACGTGACTGCTGGTAATCTTTCCTTGGCAGGCAATAGCCAAGCGCCCAGCTACAGTGCATCTGGCAATATCACAGCTGGAAACTTGATCACTAGTGGTAATGTCAGTGTAGGCGGCAACGTTAGTATTGGTGGCAACATAACATCACAGTTGAATGTGACCGGCAACATTGCTGTTTCAAATATTACGGCAAGTGGTACTGTCACTGTCACAGGAAATGTTTTTGGTGGCAACATACTGACCCCTGGAACTGTGAGCGCGGCCAGCCACATTGGGTCTGTCATTTCGGTAACCGGCAACATCACATCAGCCAATATCAATGCCAATCTATTTGGTACCACAGCTTCGGTATCGGCCAATATCTCAGGTGGCAACTTATCTCTAACTGGCACCAGTCAAGCACCCAGCCACATTGGGTCTGTCATTTCGGTAACCGGCAACATCACTGGTGGCAATGTCAGTGTAGCAGGACAAATAATTGTAGCCAGTGCGCCTGGCAACGTGATCAGCACCACTGGTAATATTTCGGTCAGTTATCTGTATGGTAACGGTGCTTACATAACTGGCATCACCGGTGGCGGTGGTGGCGGCGTATCCAACGGTGCTACCAACATTAGTGTACCGGTAGCTTCGGGCAATATCACCTTCAACATAGGCGGCTACAGCAATACCGCGGTCATGAGCGGCGGAACCATAACTTATCAGGGTGGTTTTGCTACACCTAAGGCTCTGGGCAGTGGCTCTGCTGGCAACGTTTCAATTGGCGGTAACGTGAATGCTGTGCTGGTAGGCCCTATAGTAATAGCCGACGGGTACAATATGAATGTGACCACAGGATCTACAGCGTATGTGTACGGTGCCTTGTTAAATAACTAAATACTCACGGTAAAAAGGACAACAAAATATGGCACTCACACTAGACGGAATAACAGGCGTATCAACCACAGGTAATTTGCTGGCAGCTGGCAATGTTTCAGTATCTGGAAACATTTATTTTGGCAATGCCATTGCCAATCTCACAATCAACAACAATTTGAGTATTGCTGGTAATGTAGTAGCTACTGGTTTTTATGCGTCCAACGTTGTCCCTGGTATTTCTGCTGTAGGCAATATCATTGGCGGCAATGCTAGGACAGGAGCAGGTACCTTAACCACAGGCAACATTATCAATAACAATACTAGTGGTGTAGGCAATATTGGTACCACAGCCAATCCTTTTAACTATGCCTTCATCCAATCTACAAGTGCATGGTATGCTGACTTGGCTGAGATGTATCAGGCTGATGCAAACTACGTCCCTGGCACAGTACTAACACATGGTGGTGCCAAAGAGGTCACAATCAGTAACAGCAGCCACACTACCAATATTGCTGGTGTAGTTAGTACCAATCCTAGCTATCTAATGAACAACGGTCTATCTGGAGAAACTGATGTCAAATTGGCCTTGGTTGGACGAGTTCCTTGTCAAGTGGTTGGGACCATACACAAAGGCGACAGTTTAGTTGCTAGCCATATTCCTGGAGTGGCTACCTGTTTAGATCCTACACAGTATCAACTAGGCTGTGTGATCGGCAAGGCTGTTGAGGAATACAATTCAGATCAACCTGGAGTGATAGAAGTAGCAGTTGGGTCATTCTAATGACACCGCAGTATCGTCAAGACTATGTTGGTGAATTCGTTATAACTAACAGCACCTGGGCTGGCGGCCGCAAAGAACAAAAACGCGAGTGGATCGCAAATCCCATAGAGAATCATCATATTTCAGGTCGGGCTGCCTGTATAGGAAATCCTTGCGATCGGTCACAATTTGATTACACACGCCTACAACGTCACCGCGGTGGGTTACTGGGTTCAAAAAAACTACAAACCTATGGTCTAAGTTTTGCTGCAGCAGACATGCGACTTGACTTTGTGGTTGAATCAAATGCCGAACAGTTGACCATACTCAAGGATGCCGGATATGTTGACAACAACACTGTGTACACCAGTGCCAGAAACTGCTTGACCAATCCGGGTGAGTTTTATCTTATCCCCAGTAATCCCAAGTTACTAGACATAGCTACCATCCTGTATCTGGCCGCATTTGATGGACACAACGAAGTATTCATGATAGGTTACAACAAAGAAACGCCGGTAGACAATCCAAACTGGATCTTCCAAGTGGCTTCAGTGATACAGGCCTACACAGACACCAAGTTTGTCATGGTAGGAGTTCCTACCAACATGCCAGAAGAATGGTTTGCAACTCCTAATGCGTCAGCCATGACCTACCGCGATTGGATCAGTTACTGCGACGTTTGAAACTGCTGTTCAATCGTAGCAATTTTATCCTGCACCGCTTCAAAATTCACAGTGCTCCATAAACCCGGATGCATAGGTTTTGGCCATGTGCCTGAATTTATCCAGGCCCAACCCGTGTGCTCGTGATTCAATACCGGTACAAACTCTCGCGCTACACTACAAAAAAATGTATGATAGGCAAATCCAGCATCTACAGTGGTAAATTTTTCCAAGGGTACTAGACGCAGGTATTCAGGCATGGCGCCTAGTTCTTCTTTGCACTCGCGTTCAATGGCCTGCATGATGGTTTCGCCTGATTCCATGCGGCCACCCGGAAGTCCCCAGGTACCTGGATGTTTGGGATCGTTGCGCATGAGATAAAGATACCGCCGGGTATCTACACTGTAAAACCAAACTCCTACAGCGTTTACAGCACTAGAGTCCATAGACCTCCTGTATAAAGTCCTTGATAGCTCTTGACCCAGGCTGAACCGGTCCAACGATACTGAATGCTAGTGGTGATATTGGTCACGTATTGATTATTGTTAGGGCTTGATGTGCTGTCAAAGCTGACTACCCATCTAGAGCCGTCGTATTCAACAATGTCATTGGCCGCAGCCACGAGAGGTTGTCCTTCAGAACCGGCCCAGGCTGTGGGTGCTGTGCCCTCGTAGCTTCCAGTTGCTTCGGTCAATAGATACCTGGTTCCTACAGTGGGTGATGGAAGTCCAGATCCAGGTCCTGAGATCAGGGGATTGATAACCGCATCAACCGGCGCCAGGGTATTCCCAGGAACACTGTCAACGTTGATATTGAACAATAAAAATCTATCATCAGTGGGATCATAGGCCACGGTGCCCATTACTGTGGTGCCGTCGGGTTGTTCTAAACTGATGTAACTGATGCCGGGTCTCAAGGTACCGTACATGCCTATTACCGAATGCCATAAAAGATTGCTGGCCGGACTAGCAGGAGGTGCAAGATCAGTTGCTGGTTCGGTCAATTGATTCTGGGCCAAAACCTGTAGAGTGTCATTGATCAACAGGACCTGATAGCCAAACGGTGTAAAGGCCTGTCGAGTGCCCAACAGGAGATCATTGTCCATGATGGCCGCCGATGCATCGCCATTGGCATCAAATATACTGGCCACGATACGCTCGACCACACCCAATTTTTTAACCTTGGCCGGACTGCTGATCCACATGGGCAGTTTGAATCGTAAGGTAGCTATATCTATGGGATTTTCAGTGCCACTGGCACCCACTGTGCGACTGCTCCAGGTTATGTCCTCCAGGTACACAGTGCTGAGACTGGTCCAGTCTATGTAGTTGTCGGTGCTTTGTATTTCTAGACTAGGATTGAACAGGACCAAGATCTGTTCTAGCAGTTGCATTTTTTCGTTGGTGTTTGAAGTCCATATGTCTAGATTTATAGTCATCATGAACGGCACCGGCATGAGTCGATCAATGGTAAACGCATTACCCTGCGTGGTTTCGTAAGTGTCAGTGGCACCGTCATAGGTCCTTTGGCGAACTGCTATGGTACTCACAAAGTTTGGTTCCTGTATCATATCACGATTGTATTTCAAATCCGTAATGTAAAATGTCATCAAGGGTGTGCTTGGCAATTCATTGGCACTGTTTTGCTGTATCACGGTCTGTGCCTGACGACTTGAATCTCCATAGCGCACTGGTACACGCACCAAGGTATCATTTTTGCCGGCTTGATTTTGTCCGTACTCTACTTGAAAGTTTGAAAAGATCCTGGCAAACTGTAGCAAGAAACGACGTATCTGTTCATCGTAAAAATATGGAGTGACAGCCATGTGTTATTGTCCTGGGGGTCTTGGGTTGGCAGGTGTGATATTGCCACCTTGGTCGCCGTTGTCGGCCAAGGGCTGTAGGATTTGACTGAGACTCTGGCGACTTGGTATGTTGCCTTGATCGGTAGTGGCCACAGTGTAGGGATTGTTTACAAAGCTGCTGCGTTGTGTCTGGCTGGTGGGTGCCAAATCAAGATCAGTGCGCACATTGTCTTCAATGGCGATCCAACGTCCGCCGTTGTAACGGAACAAACGATTGGGGAAGTAATCCAATCTTAGAGCATAATCGCCCAGGGCAGGATTGGGCGGAAAGCTCACGCCAGGAGTCACTGGCAAGCCGTTGGGCGGCAATAGGTATCCGGTTTCAGGATCATGACTACCGGTAAGATAGCCCATGGTATAGCCAAAGCCGGTAGGAGTATCAGCGCCACCATTTGATGTGCTGTCGGCTGTGACATGTGTATTGTCGGCTGTAAGGCCTTGACTGCCGGGTTGACCATCTGGTTTGGTAGGCAGGATATAGAACTTGGTGGTATCGTAACCACTCAAGGGCACATCGGCCTGTGCCTGTATCAGCAAGGCATCATTGATCTGTAAATCTTTGGGTCTAGTACTCATCTGATCGCCCACTGTGGTTGGAGTAGTGGCGGTCCAGTAGGCAGTGTCAGTTATAGGAGTACCGGGCGGAACAGGTTGCTGGGCAGTATAGTAAGTGCCACCCGAATTGACCACGTCGCCTTGCGGATAAAAGTTGCCATTGTCCCAGATATTTTCAGGCATGAATGGCTGATTCACGATCTGCTGGAACTCCTGCGCATTGACCATAGGCGTGGCCTTGACACGCCACAGGTGTGGCAACCAGGTTTGACTGAAACCCTCTGAAGCATAAGATGCATCTTGTACCACATAGTACTTGGGCAAAGGTAAGGGCTTGGTTGGATCCAAAGGATAGTAGTCTTTGAGATTTGGTAGTTCTAGCACATCACCTGACATGAGCTTGCGACCAAATGTGTCGATCATGTTGTTGTAGTGGAACGTGATAAACAAGGTATCGTTGTTGAGAAACAGGCCAAATTGTGTTAGGTCAAAATCAATGTCGTTCTGTGTATAAACACCACGCATGATATAAACATCGTTGTCGTAGGCTCTATCACGATTTTCCAGCAACAATAAATCCTGGATAAAAAGTGGATTGGTGCTGTCATATATGGGCAAGGTAGCATCACCCGGCGTGTTGACCTGATCAGGATTGACGATGGGTCCTAGATACTTGTGTACATAAATGTCCAGACCACCCACTGTGTACATTTCCGCGATGGTACGGTCCAAGAACTGGTAATCATTGGTTCTATTAGGGCGGTAAAGGCTCAGGCGTGGCATAGTCATGT